CGACCGACTTTTGTGATCCATTGGGACTCCGAGACATAAAAAAAGGGAGCATAAAACTCCCTTAATCCTCCGACTAATTGTTATTTGTTTACATCAGCACAATCAAAACAGTAATGATATGTTTTATTACCTTTAGCTTTCCATGTATCAGATTTCATCATACATCTATATTCGTCTGTGCCATGTTTTTTTCTATACCATGTCTCTGTTTGCTTATAATTTTTTTTACAACAATAAGCATTTCTTATGTAATCATCGTAATCAAAACCAACCCCACACTCATCACAAGTGTAGGGCTGTTTGTCTTGTAGATGTGATAACACTACATATGCCATTAGTTTATCTCCCTTTCATCAGTTAGAGATTCTCCAATGAATACACCTTCTCCATGTTGAATATTTACAATAGCTTCAGTTAACTGTCCCATTTCAGCATTAACTCCTCCACCTTGAATGACATGAACGCCATTGACTATAAGACTTTGGCAATCAGTCTCCATAGCTTTGCCAACGATTACTCTGCCAGTCTCATCATATAAGTTTATTTCTATCTTCATATTACCCTCCTAATAGGTTTTGTTTAAAAGATAAGTAATTGTATCACGTATTGTCTACATTATGTAACTTTATTTATTCTTTTAATAAACTTTTTTTCTTCGCCCAGTATCAGCTTATAAATAAATAAACCTTTCCTGGTTAGATACTTTGGGTTTGCGGCCATAAACTCCTGGGCTTCTGTGTTACATCCTTCATATGAAGGACTATATACCCGAGGTTTACCCAAGTGGCAGTACCCGACATAACCCAGAGAACACCAGGGCGAACCTTTTGTCCAGTTGTGTGTGGCTTCTGTGCTGGCTGTTGAGCTTGACCTAGTCATAATAACTTAGGCCCGACCCGACATTAGGAAAACCAGCACATACACGCCAACCGTAATCATAAAGAGCGTATCCATTCATTCTTCCGTGTACCCGTCAAACCAAACGCCTGGTTCATGGGTGTCGTCTCTTTTGCAATGCTCTTGGGCCTCTGCCTCAGTCAACCCAGTATCGATTGTTTTGTTATGATCAGGATGATCACTATCTCTGTAAAACCTTACTATCTTATACATATTACTTCTCCTGTAATTAATAGCTTATTGTTTCATTTTGTAACCAGATTGTCAACACCCTGCTCATAGGTTCCTGGATCGCTGCCTGGTGATCTGAAGACACCCTGGTATTGGATCCTTGTGTTCCTATATGTGTGTTTCTCCTACGCAGTAGCAAGTAAACCCGACTCCCGACTCCCGACATAAAAAACCCGACACTAAGTCGGGCTTATTAGTCTAGGCAAAGACTACATCAAGATACCTCATCTCTGATAGCTTGAATAATATATTCAATTCTATCTTTTGCATTTGTGGGTAGCAAAGCGACAGTTAGCTTATCAGCTACTTGACCTTTCACTTGCCAGTCTTGTCTCCACCATGATAAAGCTTGATTGTTATAGCTTATTGAAGAAACACCCACATTCTCAACTGTGTGAAAGTCATTGAACTTTTTAATCTGTTCGTTCAGTATCTTTACTTCCTCATTCTTAGCTTCAACCATTCTATCAATAGCACTCTCTAACTTAGAAACACTATCATGCATCTTAGTAAGAGCTTTATACTCTTTAGACTTTTTAGCTTTCTCAACTTTGCTATCAAGCTTTTCGTTTACTCCAACCATAATCTGATTGACTATGGCATCTTGTTCAAATTTTCTAATCATATTACTTCTCCTATAAAGTTAATTTGAAGTTCTATTAGAACATATTTTTGGCCTGTTGTCTACAAAATGTATCTTTAGTTTTTTTTAGACCTTCCCTGGTAATCCGCAGCCTCTGGCAGCAATAACACCCAGGGAGTTGTGGATCTGTGTTATATTATGTGTATAGTTCAACCCGACCCGACCCGACAGAATACCCCGACAACCCGACACCCCGACCCGACTGGCTTTGTAGCCATTTTGTGCTTGATTTTATTTGGGCGATTGACCAAGAGAGGGGACAGATGCGATTAATTCCTAAAATCCCTGCATATAAATCATAAAGACAATATAAATAAGATACAAATTGTTTACAACAATACTTGACATATTGGATACAAATAGTATCATTAAGACTTAACTAACCATAAATATATAGGAGTAAATATGGGAACGAGAAGTAATATCGCAGTTGAGCGACCAAAC